GTGATCGGGATGATGCCCGACACTTTTTTCTTGAGCGTCGCGATGATCGCCGACCCGTTCGCTTTGTCTTCCACGAGCTTGCGAGTCACGCGCGGGTACTTGTTTGCCGCCGCAACGAACTGCTCCAGCGTCTTAACGAAGTCCCACTGACCGCGGAATTGGTCGATGAGATAGAAAGAGCTGCCCTTTCTGCCCCAAACCTGCCCGACAACAAAGTCGGACGCTTTCGAGTCTTTGAAAGTCATGTCCCACGAGATCACACTCGCATCGAAGCGCTCGGGCAAAGTGTCCCAGTACTGCACCCAGTCACTCTTGAAAAGCCCGCCGCCTCGAGGTACCGGCCGTTGTTGGAACTGACCCGCGACGGCATAGCCGCCCATGGTCTTTTCCATCTCGGAGACCTGCGCCTCGGAGAAGCGCTCGGGGAAGAGCAGCTCGCCCTCTTTCTTGCGCGGGTCGGCAAAGCCGATGCAAGTCTTGCACCTGCGGCTTTCCTCAAAGCGCATCGGCAACATCAGGTGTTCGTACCCGAGTTCGCGGGCTAGGATGACGCCCGAGGTGTCGCGTTCATGCAAGCGCTGCATGATCACGATGATCGCGCTGTCTGAGTTGTTCACACGGGACGGGACGGCTTCTAGGAAGGTCGTCTCGACCGAGTGCAGCGCGGCCTCGGAAAACGCATCAGCGACGCTCAAAGGGTCGTCGATGATGATGCGGTCGCCTCGGCTACCCGTCAGGCTTCGGAAGGCCATGGACTCGCGAAAGCCCGTAGCGGTGTTCTCGAACTTCGTCTTCGCGTTCTGGTCGCCGCAGAGTTCGACGCCCCATCGCTCCTGATACCAGTCCGAGGAGATCAGGCGGCGGCACTTGAGGTTGTCTCGGATTGCGAGGTCTTCCTTATGCGCCGTCGTGAGGTAGCGCAGGGACGGCGAGCCGCCCGCGCCCCATTCCCAAGCAGGAAAGAAGACGCCAGTGAGCAGTGATTTCATCATGCCCGGCGGAACGTTCATCAAAAGGCGCTTGATCTGACCGTTGTGCACGGCCTCGAGGTGTTCGCACATCGCGTCGAGCGCCCAGCCCCACTTGATCGGAGTTGCAGGCTCGAGCACGTGCCACGCCATCTTGCAGAACTCGGACAGGCTGCGCCGCGCAATCTCCTGATCAAGTTCGATCAGTGTCGGCAGTCGAGTTGCCATAAAGCATTTCCTTTACCGCCTTAAGTTTGTCCAAATCAACGCCGGAGAGGTCGGGCGTGGCGTCAACCTTGATTGCGCCGCCGTTCGCGCCCGACAATTCGTTGCGCGAGGTTTCCTTCCAGCCGCAACGGGCTTTCATGTAAAAGATGATGGAGGCCGTGTCGCCCCCTCGAATCTTTTCCATGAGCCTGCCGCCGACGAAAACGTTAGCCTTGGCCTTGCCTCTTTTTATCGCTTCCGCAAAATCCGCATATTCCTGTTTTCGGCGAGTCAGGGTGTCTTGGGAAATCCCAAGAGCAAAAGCGATTTCCTCCTCGTTGTCGCAGACTTGAGCGTATTCCTCAACCTTTCTCAAGTCGATTTGAATTTTTGTTCTAGCCATATGAATACTCTCGGAAGGTACGGGGCAGTTCCGATGTTCGCCGAGTTAAGACAATCCTTCAAACATGGTTGTAAAACTCTCGGTTACTGGGTCACCCCTCCGAGAGTTTTCAAATCAGCGAGTTGTAGGTTTTGCCATCGTCTCGGACAGCTTCAAGCCCCGTCATTTCCTGCCACCGCTTAATGATCACGTCGACGTAAACGGGGTCGAGTTCCATCAGGTAGGCAACGCGCCCCGTCTGCTCTGCCGCAACTAACGTTGTACCAGAGCCGCCGAAGCTATCGAAAACCACGTCTCCTTTCTTGGACGAGTTTTCCATGAGATACCGGAACAGCTCGACAGGCTTCATCGTCGGATGCTCGCCGTTTCTCATCGGGCGATCACAGTCGATAACCGTCGTCTGGCTTCTGTCTGAGTACCACTCATGACTCGCGCCGTCTTTCCACCCATAAAGGCAGGGTTCGTGTTTCCACTGGTAGTCCTGGCGACCAAGAACAAAGGCGTTCTTGTTCCAGATCAGGCACTCGCGCACCTTCCAGCCAACGTCTCGGCAAGCGCCACGGAAGTTGTATCCCTCCGAGTCGGCGTGCCAGATGTAGAAAACGCCGCCCGGCTCAAGGACGGTGTCCGCCATTGAAAACGCATCAACGAGGAACTGCCTAAAGGCCCCATCCTCCATCGAATCGTTTTCAATCGTAAGAGCGTCTTTCGTCTTGCCTTCGTAGGCTACGTTGTAGGGTGGGTCCGTCAGGTAGAGGTTTACCCTACCCCCCCCACAAGCTTAGAAATATCTGTGGCAGAGCATGAATCACCGCACATTACTCGGTGAACACCAAGCGTCCAAACGTCGCCGCGTTTCGATACAGGGTCTGGCTTAGGCTCAGGAATATCAGGCTCGTCGGAATCGTCAGAATCGTCAACGGTCAATAAGTCGTCAAGCTCTTCCGAAGAAAAGCCTATGTCGTCAAGTTCCACGCCTTCCAGTTTCAGCTCTTCGAGTTCGACCTTTAGCAGTTCGTCGTCCCAGCCCGCGTCCAATGCGAGCTTGTTGTCAGCGAGAATGTAGGCGCGTTTCTGTGTTTTGCTCAGTCCCGCCAATTCGATCACGGGGACTTCGCTCATGCCGAGCTTTCGTGCTGCCGCTAGGCGGCCATGTCCCGCGAGAATGCCGTTTGTGCCGTCAACAAGAATTGGGTTAGTCCAGCCAAATTCTTGGATCGATCCCGCAATGCGAGAAACTTGCTCATCGCTATGCGTTCGAGCGTTTCGGGCATAGGGTATGAGGTCTGCGACCTTTCGGTATTCCACCTTGAGCCGCGTGGACGGCGTAATTTCGTTGCCCATCTCGACCTCCTCAAGTCGTTTGCTGGACGAAAAAAAACTCCCGTAGTTTCCTACGAGAGTTCGTGTGTTCTTTGTTTTTGGCGTTTACTTGGGAAACGTCAAGCCCAAGGCTTTCAGTCGTTCTTGCGTTTTGGGGCTTGTTGTCAAATCCTTGAGATTTGGCATAACTCGCTTTAAACAATCACTCGTTGCATCAGGCTTGGCGACGGCGGCAGCCTCCTCGGGCGTCAGCGCACCAGCGACCCCGACAGAAACAGCTATCAGTTTGCTTAACCATTCCTCTTTTGGTGCGCGACCTTTTTCAAGCTCTTCCAGACACGCTGTTGCGCCGTCTTGGAATTTTTTCACCATGTAAGGGACGGTCTGGCACTCGCTAAATCGAACGTTTCCGACCGAAAGACCGTCTACATTGCACAGAAGCGCAATTCTCTGCCCCCTGTCGAAATCGGCAATGTAATCGGATTGCTCTTCCTGTTTTGCGAATGTCGCGGTAGGCGTCACAACCCTTTGCGGACTTGAGAAAACAACCATTGCGGTATTGAAGCTGTTAACGCGAACCTCATCAATTCGCCCCTCAATCAAAACCTGTTTGCCCTTGTACTTTTTGTTTGCACGAAGTTCGTTACTCTGAAACTCGCGCTCAATTACGTCGACGTCTTGGTAGATTGGGTTTGTACCTCCGGCGGCTATTGCAAACGTTGCCGCCTGGTCCACGTTGTACGCGCCATTGATGTCGTCTCGCACAATGGTGTTAAAAACGTCCTTTTCGGTTTGCGTCAATCCCGCGAATGCCGAGGCGCAAAACAAACTGGCCACAAAAGCCGTAACGGTTTTTCTCATTTTGGTTTAATCCTATGAAAGACTCATAACGAATGTTTTTGAGTCCTTCAAGGATCGCACCTCGCGCCCGTTTCTCGCATTGGCGTTTCCACCAATTGACGAGTTGCTTGTGTTACTGGTTCTGCTGAACGGGCTTGCCGTCAGAACCGACGGGAACGTAAATGACCTGCGGTTGCTGAGGAGCCTGTGCCGGCTGTTTCGGTTCGTCGTCCTTCGTCATCACGTCGTAGATGGCATTGCCAGCCATCGAGCCTGCGGCGGCACCCATGACAGTCGACCAGAAGCCGCCACCCGAAGAGGTGGTGTTTTGATGAACGGTCTGGTTCACGACGGTAGTGTTTTTCTTCACGACAGTCGTGCGATTCGGGACTGATCTGGCAGCAGACGGGCGCGAGAAAGAGCGTCCGCCGAAACCGCGACCACCACGAGCATCTGCGGCGG